ATCAAGGCAGCCGCCAGCATTGCAGAAACGATCAAACCACTACAGTTCGAGGAATGGCTCGGAAGGTTTCCCCCTAGCAAGCAAAAATCTATCAGACGAGAGTATGAAATGCTAGCTAAGACGGGAACAAGGAGGGCCAATGACACGAAAGTGTTCTTAAAATTTGAGGCGGCGAAAAACCAGACTAAACACGCACGCTGCATCAGTTCCTCAGAACCAGAGTTCAATTTTCAGGTCGGCCGATGGATAGGACCGTTGACGGAATTGCTTGCTGAATATTTTCACAAGGACAATGACGTCTTCTTTCCCCTCGCCGCCAACGGTGAAGAAATCGCTGAGCATCTATCCCGTTACGAAAGTTACGTGGAAAACGATTTCTCTTCATTTGACAGCACCCAGTCTAAGTATGCCCTAGGCATGGTTTATGACTTTTACGCCATGTGCGGAATGCCAGATGATGTTATCGCTTTGTTGAAACTCGACCTTGAATACGCCAATGTCAGCACACGTGTTGGCTTGCGCTTCAAAGCTGGTGGTTTTAGATTCAGTGGAAGAGGAGACACCCTCGGTGGCAACGGGGTGTTGAACTATATAGTCATGTATCACGCCTATATGTGCATGATATTGCGGATGATATTCAAAGGTGATGACTCCGTAATTGATGCACCCAACGGCGATGATAACTTAGCCATCCAAAGATTGACACGCCTTGGTTTCAAAGCCAAGTTGGTACGGAAGACCATCAATGATGTTGAATTCTGTAGCAAGCTTCTAGTGCCAGTCAAAGGAGGGTTTGCAATGGGTCCTAAAATTGGCCGCATATTAGCCAAAACATTCTGGTGCAAGAATACACAACTTACCACAGACCAGATGAAAATAAGGCTACGCGGAGTCATTCTTGGACTCAAACATGACATCACTTTCGTGCCTGTCTTGAAACAATTATTGGAGATTACACCAGCCCAGATGCCCATAACCACCAACCCATATGCCATTACCAATGCTAAGGAACACGAGATGTCTTACGATACTCTACGGTACTACGCAAATAGGTATGGCCTGACGGTAGGTGAACTCAACGGCATTGAACTGGACCTTACTACTTTTCCGATAGTCATAGACCAAGAGATCATTAGGCGGATGGTTGATGTCGACTGGAGCGACGCCGATAATATGGAATTGTTGGGACGCAAGTTCCACTTTTCCTATATGGACATATTGATTATGCCCATAATTGAAGAACTCTTCAAATATTATTTCGGCTTTGCGGGGTGTCTGGTAATCGGATTAATTGAGAGCTACCACTATGGCTCCGTCCGAAACCTCATCCTGCATTGCGCCCTAGGTAGACTGCCACTCATTCTTGCAGTGTTCCTACATATGTTCCACAATTACTTTGCGTCGGGCAACTTGTTGTCCGTGGGCCCCGCAGTAAAGATGGCGAACAAAAACAACACTCGTCGCAAGAATAAGCCGAAAGGCAAACAGCAGCAGCAACGCAAACCCGCTGAGCAACAACTCGGACCATTGATCCGGAAATTTGTTGCGCAGGGGCTAAGGTCTGGCGGACAAGCCGCCGGCAACTACATCGCGCCAGGGGTAGGCGGCCAATTTGGACG